GAACGATTAAACATATGTCTTTCTTCTTCTTCTTGTATGTCATAAACTAAAGGATATGCTTCAGGAAATTTATCTACTTCATTTTGTGCTATAAAACCTTTTATTTTATCTTCTGTATCTTCTTGAGAATTAAAATTAAATTCTTTAGGTTGTATGTCGCTAAATTTATCTAATATATTTTCATTCCAATCTGTAATATTCTTTTTCAATCTTTCATCAGAACCACTTTGATTGTATGATGTAGCTGTTGATGTTGAGCTTATAGAACCAACACTACTTTGATTTGTAGATATTGGTTTGTGATAGAATACCCAATGGCTATAACCTTGACCATTTTGACCAAAACTTAAAGCTCCTGTACCACCACTAGATGCTGTGTTACCACCTGCAAATATTACATTTGAATCACTATTTGTTCCTACCTTGTGTACAAACAATTGTGAATTATTTACAGCAGTAGTAAAGTTACTGCCTATAGTTGCACTTTGTCCTATATGTAGTTTAGATTGTGCAGTAACTGGTCCGATTGCTGTATCAACATTTATATTTACTTGTGAAGAAGCAGTTGTAAATGCATAAATACATCCATCAGGACAACTACCTGTATTAGAAGCTGCAAAAGTTCCCTCTACTAATAAACCATAATCACTAACAGTATTTCCAATAGCAACATTACCATTAGATTGAATACGCATTCTTTCTGCTCCGTTTGACTGAAAGTATAAGTAATCTGAAGCATTATTATAAATTATTGCTCCTCTATCATCATCTGCTGTATCTCCTAATACCAAACCTGCAAGACGAGTTGTTCCTGAAACTGCTGAAATTATAGCGTGGTCAGAAACATTTTCAACATGCAATTCTCTTTGAGGATTGGTAGTTCCGATTCCTACTTTGCCATTACTATCTATACGCATTCTTTCTGTTCCAGAAGTAAAAAATCTATGATAAAAACCTGCTGCTGCATAATAAGAACCACCTCCTGAATCAGCTTCAATTCTTAAATAGTTTCCACCATTGTATTGCCATTGTAAAGCAGCACCACTTGCATCGTTTAGTGTTAAAAGTTTACTAGGCGAAGTCGTTCCGATTCCTACGAAACCTATACTATTAACAGTTACTCTTTGAGACCCTCCTGCTACTATATTGAAATCATCTCCTATTGCTCTAATTTGTACTTTAGAATCATTAGTAGTTGAATTATCTTGTAAAGATATAGCTGCTGTTGCATCTGTTGATTCAAATGTTGCAACTATATTTGTACTACCAGAATTTACATGTAGTTTTCTATCAGGGCTTGTTTCTCCAATTCCTACGTTTCCGTCACCTTTAATAACCATTTTTTGAGTAGCATCATTTAAATTTGCAACATCATTATTATGAGTATAAAAGTTTAATTGTGTTCCCCAATGAGAATTGCTGTCAGTTCTTGAGCCAGTTATCCCACTCCAATGCTGCCCCTGGGTTGTTGCACCAGTTGCAAAATAAATACCTACCATATCATTAACATTGCTTGAAATAGTATTTAAAATACCTTTCATATTGCTTCCATTAGTTATAGTAGAAGAATAAGTGTTTGAGCCTGTAGAACCAATGTGCAATGCTGAATCAGGCGATGTAGTTCCAATTCCTACGTTTCCTGAAGAGTTGATAGTCATTTTGGTACTGCCATTAAAATCAAAATTTAACAGATTAACTGGTGAATATCCAACGTCCCAATAATTACCTAAAGTATCACTTGCATTCGACTCTGCAAACCTTATAGTTGACGTTGCGGTCGAGGAAGAGGTATCAGAATCTCTTATAGTTAAAATAGGATTGTTTCCTACAATTTCTAATTTAGTATCAGGCGAATCAGTTCCAATTCCTACTTTGCCGTCAACAATAGTCATTACATTGGTGTTAGTTCCATCAACTTTTGTTCTAAAAGTAATTTGCCCATCATCAACATCGTGTCTTTTTATATCAAGAGAGCCATAGAAAGTTGAATCTCCATAACCAAATACTCGCATAACATATTCATCATCTGATGCACTTGTGTGAGTTCCTTGTACATATGCATAATCAGTTGATGTTAGTTCTATTTTTCTTCCAGTAGATATATCGCCAGTTATAGTAACACCTGTATTTGTTGTTTCAAACTTTTTCGAGTTGTTATAGTATAAATCTACACTTCCATTATTTGTAAAAGTTGCTGCTGTTTTTGCTGTTGCATTAGTAGTAATTATAACTTGAGTTCCATTTGTATCAAGATATAAATTACCAGTACCAAGCTCTCTTATATAACTATTACTACCATCATGGTATATTTCTAAATCTGGAGTTGTTAAATCACCAAAATAAAGTTTATCATTATCTCCAAAATATGCATTACCTGTAAAATAAACATTACTTAAAAACTTTGATACTCCATCTATAAACAATTGACTAGCAGTAGAATCCCACTTAATACTAGCATCATTCGCTGTATCGTTACCAAAGTATAGCTTTAAATTATCCACAATATGTGGCGACCTTCCAAATGGCACTGTGTTTGTCGAGCCATCTAACCTAAAGTATTCAATTACATCACCAGAACCATTGTCAGTTCTAAATATAATATCTTCATCATCTGCATAATTAGTTATATATAAACTACCATTATGGTTTTCAATGTTACCATTGCCTGATGTCGAATTATGGTATAATCTTATGTCATTATTTTCACCTAAACGTAATTCTACATTATCATTAAATCTCATTAATCTATTTACATAGATTCTTTCATCATCACCATTAATTTCTATATAGGTTGCATTACCTCCAGAGCCATCATCTGCTTGAAAATACATAGCAGAATTATTTGCTTCTGCTCTAAAATACATACTACCAATCTCACCATCTATAAATGAATTACTACCATTATGCTGTATTCTTAATCCAATAGAATCACCCATTCTTATTTGGTCACCATTTCTAAAATAAAAATCAGCACCATCAATAGTAATATTTCTAGTTAAAAGGTTAGGAACATCATTTGCCCTACCAGCACCAAATACTTTTATTAATCCATTACTTGCATGAGATTTTATTACAATAGCAATCTTTTGTACTTCTTCTGTTGTTGCAATTGGTTTAGTAGCTGTAAATTGGCCAGCAGTTGCAGAAACATATAACTCATCACCGACACTAAAAGCAGATGTATCAATGCCTTGTACAGTACCAAACATTACTGCCTTACCCTCATCATCATCTAATAATGCCTCATTTAAAACACCTATTGCTGGCATTCTACCACTATTAGCATCTGCTGCAACAACCTCAATAACATTTCCACTTAATGTTCCAGTTGGCTCAGCATGAACAACAGTACCTTTTGCTAAAGTAGCACCATGAACATTTTTAACATCAACCTCTAATCTTTTAGCTGAATCTGCTACTAAATCAATCCAATTTGTTCCTGATCCAGTTGATGACAATACCTGACCGCTTGTACCAGCATCACCATCAGAATCTTTTATAGCACCTACAACAGCTAAGTTATCAAGGAATTTTGATTCGCCATCAATAAATAGCTCATTTGCTGTTGAATCCCATTTTATACTTGCATCGTTAGCAGTTTCATTTCCGAAATATAATTTGACATTATCGACAATGTGAGGTGATCTGCCGAAAGGAATAGTATTTGTTGAGCCATCTACCCTAAAATATTCTATAGTGTCTCCACTACCATTATCTGATTTAAATACTATATCTGCGGCATCTGTAGTTTGTTCTATAATTAAATTACCCTTTTCGTTTTTAATATAGCCATCAGTGTCATCGTGATATATTTGTAAATCAGAATCAGTACCAAAATTTATTTTTTGGTCATCTGCCATTATAATATCATTAGCACCTGAGGTATTACCAACCCCTAAAACATTACTTAATGATTGTGCTGGTATTAAATTATCATCTACATATTTTTTAGATGCTGCATGGGCATCTGCTGTTGGTGTTTCTGGAATAGTAACATTATTAGCAAAAGTTGCATTTTGTGACTCATCAATAGTTAATGCTGTTGTTAATGTACCAGAATTATCTGTTTGTATTAATATTTTTGATGGATAATTATTAGCACTCCATCCAGATACTGCTTGAACTCTAATTCTAGCACCAGGATTAAAAGTTCCATCTGTTGGATCATCTCCTGAAAAATTAAGTGAACCAATATGATTGTCAGTACCGATTGTTGTATCATTTCTTTGTAGTGATAAAATACCACCAGCTGTTGCTCTAACTTTAGTATCAACATTTGAGACAACAGAGCTTGAATAAAGCTCCATTATTTGTGGTGTATCAACTGCAACTCCACTTGTTACATCATCTTTTAATTCAAAAGTCATTTTAGCAGTAGTGCCATCAGTTGTAACTACAATACGACCAGAACTTCCATCTTGCTCAGGTGTTCCTGAAACATGATTAAATGTAACATTAGCATTACCATAACCATCATTGTGAGTTAATGCAACACCACCATTTCCTAAACCAGCAATAATATAATTGTTACTAGCTATTTGACCATTTACCTCAAGTTTATAGTCAGGAGCTGTTACGCCAATACCAACTTTGTTATTTGCAGCATCTGCATAAATTAAATTTGTATCAACATAAAAATCTATATTGGTTTGTGTATGAACACCAGTATTATCTACTTGTAAATATGCAGAACTAGCATAATTTATATCAACACCACCAGTACCATCATAAATAGTTATACCATTATTTTGTTGGGAATTATTTATTGTCCAATCACCAGATGATTCTGTAAATGTTAAATGGTCAGCACCACTTGTTAATTCTAATGTATCTGCTTTCAATAAGCCACTAAAAGTACCATCAGTTGCACTAAGTTCACCTATAACTAATTTACCTTTAGTTGTCCAAGATGCTGTACTAGATGGCTCAACTGTACCTAAACCTATTTTAAATGTTGGAGTTGTTGTGCCAGTAGAAGCATCATAAAATACACCTACATATTTTTCTGTGCCATCATTTATAGTTCCATACCATCCAATGTCCATTGTGTTTGACACATTGTCTTTAGCCATCTCCATCATATTATCGCCTATTGCGATGATTGTACTATCTATAATTGTTGTTGAACCATTTACTGTTAAATCCCCAGAAATTATAACATCTCCACCAATTTTAGCATTACCACTTGTTTGAAATTGATATGTTGGTGAAATACCAATACCTAATCTAGTTCCTGATAAATATAAAGGTGAATCGTTACCTAAGCCATCACTTAAAAGTTTTGGAGTTGCTGTTAAGTTTGAATTGTCTCCAATTTTGATTATTGCATTATAAGTATCTTGAACCCTTAAACCAGTATATGATGTTGCCATAAAATCTTTTTTACAAATTTAAGCAATTTCGTTTACCTTTGTTTGCCTTGTCCTCTATACTTTTTTTTATAACCTTTTTTACCTTTTGATGCATTTTTAGAATGAACACCTGGTCGCTTTTTTTTAACCTTAAAACTATATGTTTGCGCTATATTTTTAGCCATTATTTTTTATTTCCAGTAATTATATTAGCACCCTTTTCAAATGTACGCCCACCAAAAAATGAAAAAACAACAGCTAACATTACTTTTTCAAATGTGTCATTCCATAGTGAATTAATTTGAAAATCTATTGAATTTACACTATCTAAAATACCAGCTAATGAAAAAACTACTATGCACCATATCAATACTAATGGTCGCACATTTTTGCTTAGCCAACCTGAGTTTACACTATTCATGTCAGCTTTCCATCTGTCAGTTACAGAATCCATCTCTTTATTTTGTTGGTCGTAAATTAATTGCTGTAATTTTATTTTGTCATCAGTAGATATTTTTGATTTGCTTATTTCAGCTAATGCATCTTGAGGGGAACTAACACCACTTAAAACTTTTCCTAATGTTGGATTTATCATTGATGCAGCACCAAATAATAATTTACCAACTGTTGTCTCTTTGAATTTCTTTTTATCACTCATAACTATAAAATCTAAAATGTAAACCAAATAAAATTAAATAAACATTAAGCTCAGAAAACTTTGCCTCATCATCATAAGGATAATAAGCAAATCCCAAAAGCGGACCAGTACTCAAAGTTTCCATTATGCCAAATTGTAAATTATTCATTTGTAATATCTATATATTTTGTTTTGTTACTTTCCTTAATAGCTTTTAAACATCTTTTTCTATTTGAGTCAGCATCTACATAACTAACATGGATCCAGGATGCATTGCCCTTATCATCAGGAAACTCAAATATAAGCTGGTCAAAATCTAAATTTTTTTTTATATAATCATACATATCATTATTACTCATGTAACCATAATTATCATCTATATCTATTGCTCGACCTTGACAATGTTGAGATTTTGAACTTCCGCCAATAGCTTTATTTAAATCCTCACATCTAAAAAAAGAATTAATTTTTATTGGCCCACCAACTGCTTTTCTAAGCGGTTCAAATACCTTTTCCGCAATCAATTCCATGTTTTGTAGTTGATATTCATTTGGTGTATTATCTATGCCTAAACGTAATGCTGTGACACTTCTTGTAGCTTCTTTATATGATATGTGTTCGCTTATTTTCATTTATTAGTCAGTAGATTGTCTTCTGTATAATCCCCTATGCTTATTTATAACTTCTTGAACATCGAAAGGATCAACTTTTAATTTTAAGGATATGTCAGCATTCCATACATAAACTGGTCGTCCATTTTTCATTAATATTAATGTTGGTACTGCTTTTATGTTTTGTCTAATTGATGGGGATTGATCTTCTAAATAACCATATTGAATTTTAACACCATTTAAATCTTCAACATACTTATAATTGTTTTTTTGATTCCATTTGGCATTAATATGTATAATTGTTAAATCTTGTGCATTACTTGTTGCAAATGCAAAGAATACAATTAGGGCAATTAATTTTCTCATTTTTGTATAATTTCATATAGCTTTTCATCTATTTTATCTAGTTTTTCAGAATTTTCTTGAACTTGCTCAGCAGTATTTTCAATAGTTTCTCTAATTAATTGATCTTTTAAATCATACTCAGTTCTTGAAATACTTGGCTCTGGTAATTGCTTGGCTAACTCTATCTCAGCATTCAATGTAAAATACATACCAGCTAAAGAAATTGCACCAGCGACAATGATTCCAATAGTTTTTATGTCAAGTGTTAACTCTGTATTTTCTGATACTTTACTCATTTTTTATTTAATTTGTTTGTTCAACTCTATTTGATAATTCTATAACACCTTTAAAGTAAGTTCCACTATCTGTATCTTCTTGACTATAATTAACACTTTCAACATTACATCCATATACTTTAAAATTATCACTAGACAAATCAAAATATCCACTTGTTCTAGTTCTAAGCAAAGATAAGCAAGTATTTACTAATTGATTAGCGACTAAATCACCGCCAGAATCGCCTTGATATTTAGTAACTATTTCTAATCTAGTAATAACTTCACTAGTAAATGATTGTTGGTTTTGATCTATTTCATTTGTAGCAACACTATAAACCCAAATGTAAGGCGGATCATAACTTTTACGAACTCTGTTTGTAACTTGGACCGGTTGGCCACTTATTGACTGACTACCTATTGCAGAAATAATAGCTTGTCTAATATATTGCATTGGCTCTCTCATCTTATTTTTCTATTTAATTTTGATTCTAGTTTTTTAACAAAATTTCTAAATACAACCCTAGCTGGATTAAAAAAATATGGATTTGGTTTTTGTTTACTAGTTCCAAATTCAACAAAACTTGAATATTCCATTTCAGATACAATAGCAACACCGCTTCCCTCTTTACTATAATTTATGCCACCCTTTAAAGCACCGGTATCGACTGGAGCTTTTAATTTCTGTTGTTTTACAATATCAGCGCTAGCTCTAGCTATATCCATTTGATTGCCATTTTTAACAACAATATTTAAATCGGTCAAAATTTTATTGAAATTATTTAAATCTCTTTTATTAAATTGTAGTTTTGGTTTCATTACTTAAAACTTATTGCCTCGATTGTTGTATAAAAATCCGGTGTGCTTTCAAACATATTGACAACTCTATATTTACTAGTATTGCCAGGAAACTGTAAATAATATTCAAAATAATTATCTGGCGAATCAAGTGCCTTATTTCTTACTATTATTTTAATTTTTTTAGATTGTTTTCTGCTACCATTTTCTGTTTTCATTTCACCACTTACATATTCAACATTGGCCCATAACGTAGTAATAACAACTGGATCACTAGTAAAGCCACCATAGCCATCATTAGTCGGTTGCAACTTATAAAATTGTACTCTTGTATCTAATTTTCCAGCATCCATTATAAAAACATTGCTTTATATGAATTTAAAATATCTCTAACATTTGTTGGCACTTCATCTATATTTTTACCAATTATAAAATCAGATCTATTATCATAATATGTTGATGTTAATTGCATTATGGCCGATTGTAGCAATGAATCACTTAATCCACTTGTTATGTAAGTAACTTTTACTTTGTCAGCATAGCCGCCATCTAGCTCAATAGTTTCATTATCTAAACCAAGTACACTATAACTAACAGCTGTTCCATCACTAGTAACACTAGATATACTTGTAACTGGACCAAAAGGCAAATCAAATGTGCCATTAGTTTCATCCATATAATAAGTTCTATTTTTGGATACAATATCCCTAGATATATAATTTTCACACCATATTCTAGCTTGAGTTATCATCCTGGTAATTATGTTATCATCCTCACTAGTGCTAACTCTAATATAATCTTTAGCTGTCGCTACTAATACAATTTCAGATCCCTCAGTTGAATTAATCTTTATTTGTCTCATTTTTGGTTTCTTTTGAATCTATTTTTAACTCCTTAGTTTCTTTTTTAATTTTAACTTCTTTTTTCTTGACTATTTTTTCAATAGATTCACCCCAACCTTTTTTAATCCATTTACCAACATTTTTTTCTGGAATGTCTATTATATCACCCTCTTTATAATTTTGGCCATTTCTTTTGACTGGTGTTAAAAGTTTAATTTTCATAACTATTATTTTTATGTAAAGATAAAAAAAAAGTGCCACTAGTTTTTAAGTAGCAGCACCTTAACTTATTTATGAAATCAATGCAAAGTTATTGAAATTATTTTTATACTTACCATTAATGTTAATCTTTAAGCAAGTTTGCCCTAGATTTGGTATTATAAAAAAGCCATCATTGAACTCATCATATAAAGCAAAATAGTCAACATACTTTTTTTCATAAGATGCCAAACCGGTTCGCCTAAGAGTTATTTGCATACTATTGCCTCGCCTTAAACGATCTTTGCCTAAATATTTAACCTGGATCTTAAATAAATTGCCATCCTTTTCAAGTATGCAATCATAATAGCTTGAGCTGGAAAGCGGAGTTGACACATTATAACCTAAAGATATGGCGGTTGCTGCAAAATGATATTCAGCAAAACACCCTTTTTGATTATGTGTCATTTACTAAAAATAAAAAAAACCCAGCTGAACTAACAACTGGGTTTTACACAATCACGATTTAAAACAAAACAAAAATTATATAATTACAATGGGTGTGATTGTATTATTTTTCTTATAGCATCCATATGCTTGAATACTAAAAGTTTTTTTATAGCTGGCAAGTTATCCCATGCTTGCCTTTCAATAGAGCTGGCTATTATAGTATCTGTATCCAATATGACTATTTTATTATCTGCCTTGCTCATGATCATTGTTTGTTAGTACCGATATAGCTAAAATTCCTAATATAATAGCTGTTAACAAGTCGTTTGACATTTCTATTGCCCTAAACATCAAAAAGAATAAAAGGATCGCTAAAAAGTGCTTAATATAGTTTCTATTCATTTTTAAAAGAATCTTTTTGGACATTTGCCATTATACCAAATAAGTTGTTGAGCTTTTGTCTTTCAGATCTTTCAAATCTGCCTTGCTCTTTTGCTTTTTTTATTGTGTGATTAAATCTTGCTTTTGCACTCATAATTTTTCTTTTAATTTAGGGGGTGACTATTGGCTCTCTTGCTCCGTTGTAGTGGTTAAAAGTTGTACACCTTATAGCTATCCACTATGATTTCTTTGTACACCCCCTGTTGTTAAATTAATCTGTTTTTTAGATAAGTTAAAATTGTAATATCCCTACAAGTTTTTTCATCTCCTTTAGCTTGTATTACTTTTATCTTTTCTAATATTTCACTTTTTGTTAAATGACCAAATCTTCTGTTGCATAAATCTTCAAAAGGATTTAAAGCCATTGTTATAAAATTATTCATAATTATAAATCTATCATTAGGATTAAACATAAAGTATATAGCACCACATGAATTGCTATTAACCACTTCCAATTGTCTGGATCTTGTTTTAAGAATTTTTTATACATATCAAACATATCTAAGTTTTTAAATTATTTAATAATTTCAATTACAGAACTACGATACCAAAGATCTGGATTGCTTAGTTGCATTTTAACATCTTTTATTTGTTGACTATATTCTTTTTTGTTTTTGCCAATAGACATAATTGCTAATTGTCTTTTAAGATTATTAACATATCTATTCATTTTAGAATTTTTAGTTTCGTTCTTTGTAATTATTAATTTCATACCCCAAAGATAAAAGAATTTTTTTAATTACAAAATATTTTTTGCATTTATTTTTAATTTATTTGAGTTTACCCCATAAAAAAAGGGGTAATAAATACCCCTTTAATTATAATAAAAGTAATTATTATGGAGTTTCTAAAGCTGCTTTTGCAGTTGAGAATGATCCATTTACGAATGCATTTGGCAAGTAGTTTGTCAATGCTATTCTTTCGCTTACTCTTACAGTTACAAAACCATCTCTTACGTTTGTTCCATCTTCTCTAAAGAACTCAACATTTACGTTGTCTCTTATCCAAAGTTGTGAACCAACATTAAAGTTACCACATAAGAATGATCCAGCTGAAATCGCATTATTGATTATAACTGGCACTCCCATAAAGTTAGGTTGTAACCCAGAATACACTTGATCTTTAAGGTAGTTGTTTTGGCTATCTTTTAATAATAAGATTTTGTGGAAATCTGTTGGGTGTAATAGAATGTAAC